TTGTTCGACTCCGGCGTGAATTGTGGAATCTCGATTCCAGGCACTTGGTTTCAAAGAGCATTGAACGTGGCGAACCAACGCGGGAAGTTGTACAAAGACATTACGGTTGATGGGAATATCGGAACCCAAACCGCTTTAGCCTTTGCGGAATACATCGGCAAGAGAGGATCGAACGGGGAGAAGGTAATGCTTTCCGTATTGAACGGGTTTCAATCGGTTCACTACACGGTTTTAACGGAACGAAGCGAAAAAAACGAATCATTCTGGTTCGGTTGGCAATTACAGAGGGTGAAGGTGTAATGGCAGAAGTCGGACGAAATACCAATTGGTTCAATTCTTTTGGAATCAGCAGCGCACCAACGCCATTGCTACCGATGGACATATCATCGCTTCTTTCAAGGAAGTACGAAAAACCCCCTTATGAGTCCGAGCTTGAATACGAAGGCTACATAATGGAAAACCTTGACCAGATCATAGAGGGCGCAGGGCTTCCACCAATCCTAACGGTTGACAGGCAGCGGTCTGTTTTATCCGGTGGATATTGCGCACGACCAGATATATTCATAGTCCACGAGGATCATACGGCAACGGTTATTGAGGTTAAGTGCGTTGGATCTAGGAAGGGATCATACTTTGACGCATCTGGCCAGGTTGCCGCAATTGGACAGCTTTTGCTTTACGGTACAATGATCGAACAGCGAAGGGGCGTTAGGCCAAGATTGATGCTAATTGACAATAGAATACACCCACAGACGTACCTAACAATAACAGCCTGTAATCTTCCAGTTATGATTGTGGAAGTAGACCAAGACAAGGTTGTTGGGTATAGGGTTAATACTTGACGCTCACGTAGAAAATGGCAAACCGTCAACATACCGATGCTGAAATCATAGATGCTTTTGTAAAACACAAAGGTATTCTGTCTAAAACCGCCGAAGAGCTTGGCTATTCAAGACAGCAAGTATACAACCGGATGAACGCATCCGAGTCAATCAAGGCCGTTTATGACTCCCTGAACAAGTATATAGGCGAAGAGATAGAGGATTGCATTGTTGCCGTTGCTACCGATACGAAGCACAAGGATTGGTTCAGTTCGGCTAGGTATTACAGCCGTGTAAAAATGGGCTGGGTTGAGAAGCAACATATTGACGTTACGAGTGGGGACGAAAAAATAGAAGGCTTCAAGGTGATCGTAGTAAATCAAGCCGATGATACCTGAGTTTAGGGTTGGCCCGATCTACTCCAAGACGGCCAACAGCAAAGCAAAGATCAAGGTTCACGAGGGCGGCTCATCATCTTCCAAGACGGTGAGCGTTTTGCAATATCTACTTGTCGAGTCATTCAAGGAAAAAAACAAGTTGTATACCGTTTCGCGCCTTACCGTTCCGAACCTTAAAAGGGGCCCGATTCAAGATTGGAAGTCTATCGTATTACCATCGGCTCAAGCTACCGAAGCGTTCAAGGCGAATCTATCCGATCACACCTGGACGAACCTTCAAACGGGTACGCGGATTGAGTTCGTAGCACTAGACGATGAACAGAAAGCGCGTGGCCCTAGACGAAACCGGCTATTCGTAAACGAGGCGAACGAGATACCACTAGACACGGCAAAGCAGTTGATGCGCCGCACATCGGATGAGATCATATTCGACTACAACCCGTCTTTGATTAAATGGTGGATTGATACCGAGATTATACCGCGAGAAGATGCAGAAGTATTCTATTCGACGTATAAAGACAATCCCTTTCTATCGCCTGACCTAATCACCGAAATCGAATCGGACGTACCCGTTTACCGAGAACCGGACGGGACGGAGATCAAGGACTGGAAACTGGACTATCACGGCGATGGTGTTCTGATCAAAGGAGATCCGTACGAGTGGGGCGTGTACGGACTAGGACGAAGAGGCAGTCCGAGCGAGGCAATTTACCAGTTCGTATATGATGCCGAAATGCCCGACATTGAAACGGCTATCGGTATTGACTTTGGCTTTGAGCATCCCACTAGCGTTCTCAGGGTGGGTCGAACCGACTCTGACGGAATGCCGAAGCTATACATTGACCAGTTACTCCATTCGAGCGGTTTGACGGTTGCGGCACTTATTGAACGATTGCCGAGCATTGGCGTTAAAAAACAAGACACGCTTATATGTGACAATTCAAGACCAGAAGCGATTCAAGAGATGCAGGACGCCGGATATAACGCCATAGCTTGTACCAAAGGAGCCGGAAGCGTTATTGAAGGTATTGATTGGATTAAACGGCATCAACTCTACTTCACAAAACGAAGCGAGCAAGCCAAAATCCAGTTTCAAAATTACAGACGGAAGAAGATACGCGGAATGGTTATGGAAGAACCCGTCAAGCACGAGGACGATGCGCCGGATGCTGTTCGATACGTAGGATTTGACACTTGGGGCAGACCACAAAAAACTTGGGGCTTTTGGGGCGAATGATTAGACAAAACAAACCAGACCTATTCGTTCTCGGCTCTAGTGCAAAAGGGCTATCCTTGACCGATCCGAGAGGGTGGGACGGGATCAACACCACGAGCCTATCCGGTGACATTCCCGGACTAAGCCCACACGGAGCGTTTACAAACGAAGCGTGGACAAGGCGTTGCGTCCAGGTTAGGGCGAACGGGCTCGCCTCAATGCCTTTCTCGGTTGTTAAGACCGGAACGGAGAACGTGGTATGGACTCACGAGGACGAAGCCCCCGATGATCTATCTTTCTTGGATCTGTTCGGGTTCTCCTTTCGTGCTTCCGCTTCACTCGCCCTAAAAGGATTCTTTACCGCTCAAAAGGAAGGCCGTTTCCGCCGAAGTGATCTAAGAATGACGGACGTTACCGGCTTGATGTGGCTCAATCCGAACACGATGAAGCCCGAAATGGAACGGGGCGAATACGGGCCGGGCGCGGACGGGCGTTTCCGCTACTGGGTTCGCACCATTGACGGAACGAGAAAGCACATCCCGACCGAGTGGGTTATAGCGGGATTCTCACCGAGTCCATTTGTAGAGCAAGGGTACGGATCGTCCGAGGGTGAGGCAACAAAACTACATTCGCAGATTCTAACCGACTTGGCTTCGTTTACTTCGGATCAGCTCCGGTCGGGACTGCCACGCAAGACCGTTTGGGTCGCATCACCGGACGCGCCAAAGAACCCGGGCGAAGAGACAATCAAAGGTCTAGAGCTTTGGATAAGCAAGTTTATGCGTGGCGTGAAGGGTACACCTCCAAAGATTATGCAGGGACTCGAAACCAAAGAGATCGGCTCAAGCCTTTCCGACCTACATAGTAAAGAGATTACCGAAGATGCGAGGGAAGCGATTGCAACGGGCTACGGCGTTCCTCATTCGCTCGTTTTGTCGAACGCGGCTAACTTTGCAACGGCGAACCAAGACGTTTTGAACTTCTTCAACACGACCGTAATCCCCGATGCGCGAATCGTTCAACGGGTACTAAATACTCAGCTATTGAATGAGAAGGGATATACGCTTTATTTCGAGCCGAAGAAACTAGAAGCGTTCCAGCAAGCCGAGTTACAGACCGCCGAGAAGGTGAGCGTGTTGACCGGTAATCGTGCCGTATTGTCCCGTAGACAAGCCGGAGAGATGCTAGGCATAACGTACCTACCGGCAGACCTGGAAGAGCTTGACCGGATCGATAGAGCCAAAGAGACACAACAGACCCAACAGCCAATGCGGAATGTCGATTCTGACATAGTGGCTTGGCGCAGGAAGGTGAACCGAAAAGGTCGGGACGTAGAGTTTTCGCCGGACTATTTGACCGAATACGAAGAGAGCGCTATTCGTGGGAGGCTAGCGAATAAACATATTTCGGTACAGGACTGTTTTGAAAAGCCCTTCGTGGGTTTTTAGAGGACGAAGCGACCGCCGAAGCCGAGTCCGAATACAAGGCATTGCAAGGGTTTAATCCTTTGGCAAAGACCCGATCCGAACGGGAAGCACACTATCAGGCATCGGATAGGATGCGGGAGGCGTTAACGGGTGAAGCGATAAAGCTATATTCGGACGCTATCGGTAAACAGATCGAAGCGGCAGCACTCGTAATCGAAATGGGCGGGAGCGAATCCGAAGCAAAGGCACAGGTAGAATATGAACAGGATGATTTGATTTCAGCCGAAGAGGTTGTGTATCGCAAGGCTATGCTAAAGTTCGCCGGCGAAACATACAACGCTTTAACGTCACGGAAGGACTTTGGGGACGATCAAGTAAAGGGCTGGCTTCAAACCGTTTTGGAATGGCTCAAAAAGGAAGGCGGAAAGAAGGTGGTTTTGATAAACGAAACGACCCAAGACCTAATCGCTTCTGTT